ACATCATAATAAAAAGAATGAAGACCACGGTCCTGAAAATCCAGATGCACCCGTAAACTATGGCGAATACGATCGAGAAGGCGATATGGCTAAAGATGATCTACGCACCATTGATGATGCTGCCGAAGAATTATACAGTATCCTACGAGCAGACGACAATCTCCCAGAATGGGTGCAGAGCAAGATCACTAAAGCTGTAGACTATATTGATACAGCACGTGATTATATGAAAGCCCAGAACTACGAGGAAGGTGTGGCGGAAGGTGACTATCCGGATGGATCATCTGTTAAAACACCAGATTCATCTGAATGGCAACAGCAGTATCAACAAGCAGTTGAAAAAGTGAATAAAGCCAAGACCCAACAAGAATACGAAGCCGCAAGTGAAAGAGCTGGCAAGATTAAAGATTTTCTAGCAAGCAAAGGAATTAAAGTAGGACCAGTATTAGGAAAAGGCATGGCGGAAGGTGATGTCGACGAAGCCAAATATCAAGGCCGTGAAGTTCCATTAGGCAAGAAGATGGCCGGCGATGTCAAAAAATCCAAGGTATATGTGCGCAAGCCCAATGGCAATATTGTCAAGGTAAACTTCGGTGACAAGAAAATGCGTATCAAAAAATCCAATCCAGCACGTAGAAAATCATTCCGTGCCCGTCATAACTGTGCTAATCCAGGACCTCGTCATAAAGCCAGATACTGGTCTTGCCGGAGCTGGTAATGTTATTAAAAGAAATGTTCAGTGCCATTGGCGCACCCAAAGACGACCAACAAGATATCGATTGGCTAGATGATTTAAAATTCTTCATTGACAACGATTCTAAAATGTTGGATCGACATTTTTTCCCTGCGATAAAAAGACACAAAGAACACAAAGGAAATCCAAATGTGTTCAGGATCTATCTTCGACCACTTGAACATTGTCTAGATCAGTACTGCGACAAATACGAGATTGAAAATAGAAAAGAAAAATTTCCTAGAGAAAAATTAATCATTCTAGCAAAGCGCATTGCCAACGAGCAAGAAAAACATATAGAAAAAGGCGACTACAATAAATGAAGCTTCTAGAATTATTTGAGAAATCAGGCAAGACTGCTGCCGTTGCGTTCGGTAGAATGAACCCGCCTACGATCGGTCACCAGAAGGTAGTTGAAGCTATCCTAAAACAAAAAGCCGATGCTCATTTTTTGTTTGTATCTCAAACACACAAGCCAACTGGCAAGAATAAAACAAGATTAGAAAACCCGCTGCCCTTTGATATCAAGCTAGGATTCATACAACAGGCGTTTCCTAATATTGATATCGGAGATACATCAGTAAGTACTGCAATTGGCCTACTTCAGTATTTAGAAAAACAAGGTTTTGACAATGTGGTATTTGTTGCAGGATCGGATCGTGTAGGAGCATTTACAGAATTGTTTAACAATCAAAACGGTGTTGACTACAATTTGAAATCAATTAAAGTTGTGTCTAGCGGTGCTAGAGATCCTGATGCGGAAGGTGCAGAAGGTATGAGTGCAAGTAAAATGCGAGCTGCTGCAATTGAAGATGATTTCGATGCATTTAAAACAGGACTGCCAGCAGGACTGCAAGGCGATGCCGAGGAAGTATTTTCTGCGGTTAGACAAGGACTTGAGCCTTGGCTTAATCAAGAAGGTGTGTCGGAAGAATCCAATGGTGGAGGTTCTCAAAATACCCAAAATCAAGTGTATCAATATATGATACGTCAAGCGCCTGACTTTATGAAAACTGCCATAACAGCAGATGTTAAGAAGGCCATAATGAAGGCAATGTCATATGGTTCACAGATATCAGTACCCGATTTAGCAAGTTATGCCTATGGAATTCTAAAAACCAATGACTTAGACGAAAGTTGGGATGATATTAAAAAGTTTGGTAAGAAGGCTGCAGTGGCAGGTGCTATTGGCCTAGGTGCGTTAGGCAGTGGTGGAGCTTATGCTCAGAGTTCAGGAGAAGATTATCTTCCAGATATTGTTGCTCACGTTAAGTTTAAAGTCGATGGTAAAGAAATTAAAAAAGATATTAATCTAGGAACAACATATAAATCCCCAAGAGAGGCAGCGGCAGCACTTGAAAAATTCCTAAGATCAAAAGGAATCAAGTATTTTGAGTACGAGCTTGAACGTGTAAAACCCAAAGACAATGACTATATGGATAACACTCCTTATTCAAAGAACGATGCAGGTAACGATAGCAATTACTTAGACAACCGACCAACTACTGACAGTAAATCTAAAACAGGCTACATGGAAAATAAAGCAAAAGATGTTATACCATCAAATAAACCACCCAATCCTGTAGCTAAAAATGTTAACGCTACTATCGGTGGTGGCGGTGCTGGCGCACATTCAGATAAAAGCAAAACAATTCCTCGTAAAGAGAAACATAAAGGTAAACAATTTGAGCAAGGTGTGGCGGAGGCTAAGTCTGCTAGTAGACGATGGCATGACGCATTACAACGTGAGAAAGAACGTCGTGAACGCAATGAACGTGCAGGTCAAGAACTTCTAAATCCTAAAAAGAAAGAAGAACCTAAAGAAAAAGATGCAGAGGAAGCAGCATAATGGTTGAGATAACAGAATCAGCAAAAAACAAAGTAGTAGATCTACTCCTGGAAGAAAACAATCCCAATCTCATGCTGAGAACATTTGTGCAAGGCGGTGGGTGTTCAGGATTTAGTTATGGCTTTACCTTCGACGAAATTAAAAATGAGGATGATTTTGAATTTCCAATTGGTACAGAATACAATATGGTCATTGATGCTATGAGCATGCAGTATCTACAGGGAGCTAAAATTGATTATCAAGAAGATATCACAGGCAGTCAGTTTGTGATTAAAAATCCCAATGCACAATCAACCTGTGGTTGCGGAAGTTCATTCTCAGTATGAAACAATACAGAGTCACATACAAAGTTGATACCGGAGACGGAGACGACTGTGTGTTAGATTCCAATGATCCGTTGAATAAAATCAAAGAAGAAATGTTTTTAGGCAAGGTTCCCGGTATCGATGTTTATGAAATTTATCCGGAAGAAGATGGGCATGACACTCCAAAAAATCCTTACAGCAGTGTTTGATGATTTTATCAACGCATTGGCTCGCCTCGGATGCGGCCTAGGAGGAATCCCCTATGAGGGCTAGTGAGTTCGTCACCGAAAGACGTAAGAGACGTAAACCGCGTTGGGCTGCTTACGGTCCGGGACCTTATGGCGGCTATGGATACGCTACCGGTTACAGTGGTGATAGCGGATCCGAAGGCGGAGACGGCGGCGGCGAAAGTATAGAGCATGAAAACTTTGCTGATGGTAAGAATCCGCAGGACAAAGGCGACAGCAAACGCCATGGTATTCCCACTAAGGCTAGTTTATCCAGCTTAGATAAGATTGGACGAGGGTCTGGAAGAAAAGCTCAACTCGCTAGATGGCAGGCGAATATGCGAAGAGGAAGAGTTAACAGCATAAAAGCAGGCCGTGCTGAAAAGAATAAATAACAGTATGAAAATCCGTGAAATTCTAGAATCCGCTACAGAAGGTGCTACCACTACTGCTAATGTGAGCATAGATGCTGTATACAAAAACAAGCCCGGAAAAACAGCAAAAAACAAAGACGGAACTGCAAAAAACGCTCTAGATCTCAAAGGCACCAATCTGCTAACTGGCGGGTCTTTGGTAAAAAGATAAATACAATACGACTTTAAAAGTTAAGGAACTTATAAAATGGACTTCAAATCACTCATCAGCAAACTAGACAGCATGGATGCACCACCAAAGACTCCAGCTGCACCGACCATTGACAGAGCTGTGCAACTCAACGAAGATGCACAACTTCGCGTTCTAAGCGGCCGTACTACTTACGTTGCTGAAGCTAAGAAAAAGAAAGACGAAGAAGACAAAGAAGAAATGAAAACCGGCGATAAAAAGCCCAGTAGTACAGGTGGAACAATTGAAAAAGTTGACGATAAAACTATTCGCCACCATGCTGGTAAAAATTATGGTGGCAGCAAAGCTGAAGTTGATGATGACGAAGATGATAAGCCTGCTAAGAAAAAAGCCAAGAAGGAAAGCATCGAGCCCGAATTCAAAAGCAAGTTCATGAAGATGGTCGAAGCAAAGAAAGATGAAGCTGACAAAAAGAAAGCCGATGCCAAGAAAAAGAAAATGGATGAAGCAAAGAAGCCAGATGACGACAACGACGGTGTTCCAGACTGGGCTGACAAGAAACCAGGCGAAGACGACAACGCTGACAAGCCAGCTGGCAAGAAAGGCATGAGCGACAAGCAGGCCAAATACTTCGGTAAGAAAACAAAAAATGAAGCAGTTGATCCAGCAAAAGAAGCTAAAAGACATGCTCAACAAGCTAAAGGCATTGAAGATCAAAAAGCCAAATTTGCACAAGAAAGAGAAGCCGGTACTCGTACTGGTCCAAAAGTTGATTTGAAGAAGCGTCCAGTTAAAGAAAGCATAGAACAAAAACTATCTTTCAAACAAATGGTACAACTGGTACAAGAAAGCGGCGGTCAACAACAGATCGATCCCGTAGACAAAGCTCTGTTTACTTGGGCTGAACGTGTGGCCAAGAACAAACTAGGCGAAGGCATGAAAGCTGACCTATACGCAGGTTTGGTCTATGAACGCAACGGTGGCGTATTCGAAATGTACGATGTGCTATCAGAAGACCGAAGATAAAACTAATTTGGTTAAATTAAGCCAGTCATAGGTTGACTGGCTTTTTTTATGACTGTATAATAATCATATGACCGATCCTATCCACAAATACAAAGCAATTATAGAAGAAGCATCTCGTATCAACGATGAATGGTTTGAAAAAGATTCATTTAAAGCATATAAGATTCCAGACAAAAAAGAACCATTTACTGTTGCCAACGAAAATGGTTCTATCGACACCTTAGAAGGTCCAGTGTCGTACAGTGAAGGTGATTATATCATGACTGGACCGAAAGGTGAAAAGTATCCTATTTCTCCAGAGAAATTCAAAGAACTAAAAACCAACAACGGAGATGGCACTGCTAGTCCAAAAAAAATAATCAAATTAGTAAAATTAGCTGATCACGATGGTCATGTTATCCTACAATATAATAACAGCAGACTAAATTATACTACGGGCGAGGATTATATTGTACGCCACGGTTCTGGCGATTATGGTGTAGTTAAAAAAGATATTTTCAAACAAACTTATAAAGAGGAATAATTATGACTAAAATGTACGGGCCTGAAGAAAAAGCCAAACTAGAAAGATTAATCAGCGAAGGATCAAATGTGCTTCGTGAGGTAGAAGATCTACAAGAAGGCCTAAAAGAAACTGTCAAAGCAGTAGCTGAGGAACTTCAGGTCAAACCCAGTATCATTAACAAAGCAATTCGTATTGCACACAAAGACAATTGGAAAGATCACGAAGCTGAATGGAACGAAATCGAAATGATTCTCGGAGTCACAAAACGACTACCTGAATGATAGATTTATTTAAACCAACCTTTGATTGGATCAGAGATGACTATCGCACTTATCCTTGGCGCTTTATTGTTGAACTTACTGCTTGGGCTATTAGTATTGGGTGTAGCATTACTATGGCAGTCACCGTCCCAAATCCACCTTTACTTACGTTGTACCCTATTTGGATCGCTGGGTGCGCTATGTATGCTTGGGCTGCTTATACTAGGAAATCGTTTGGCATGTTGGCTAACTACATCTTGTTGACCACTATTGACACCATCGGCCTAACGAGAATGCTAATTATATAAGATGATGGCCGGCGGGCCATAAACCGCACATTGGTATTTGCAAGCCTAAAATTGCATAGGAGAACAAATGAGTTTCGTGGACGCATACTACGATCGCGACGATGACAAGATACTTGTTGTCGAGCGTGACGACAAAGGGCAGAGACATTTCAAAGAATATGCTGCCAGACATATATTCTATTACAACGATCCCAAAGGCAAATTCGAATCCATCAAGGGCGAACCCCTTAGTCGTGTAAGTTCAAAGAATGTCAAAGAACATCGCAAAGAACTTGCCATACATTCAAACAAGAAACTTCACGAGTCAGACATCAATCCCGTGTATAGATGTCTTGAAGATCATTATCTCAATCAAGATGCTCCTAAACTAAATGTAGCATTTTTCGACATTGAGGTAGACTTTGATCCAGAGCGTGGATATGCATCACCTGATGATCCATTCATGCCCATCACTGCTATTGCTGTGTATCTGCAATGGATGCAGACCATGGTGTGTTTAGCAATTCCCCCCAAGACCATGAACATGGAAGAAGCAACTAAAGCAGTCGCAGAATTCCCCAACACCATGCTGTTTGACAACGAAGCAGACATGTTGAATACTTTCTTGGATCTGATACAAGAGTCAGATGTACTAAGTGGTTGGAATTCAGAAGGCTTTGATATTCCGTATACTGTTAACCGTGTTACTAAAGTTCTCAGCAAAGAAGATACTAGACGGTTTTGTCTATGGGATTGTTTTCCTAAGAAACGTGAATATGAAAAGTTTGGTAAAACTGCCACCACTTATGATTTCATAGGTCGTGTTCATATAGACAGTCTCGAACTGTATCGCAAATACACCTATGAAGAACGTCACACATATCGATTGGATGCTATTGCTGAATACGAATTAGGTGAACGTAAAACACAATACGAAGGCACGTTGGATCAATTATACAACAATGACTTCAAAACATTCATTGAATACAACATCAATGACTGCATGCTTCTTGAGAAACTTGATAGAAAATTAAAATTTATCGACTTGGCAAATACCATTGCACACGAAAACACAGTGCTGTTGGCAACTACCATGGGTGCAGTGGCAGTGACTGAGCAGGCTATCATCAACGAAGCACATCGCAGGGGTATGATAGTTCCTAATCGCAAAAAGATGGAAGAGCACGGAGACACACAAGCTGCTGGTGCTTACGTTGCATATCCTAAGAAAGGTATCCATGAATGGATTGGATCTCTTGACATCAACAGTCTTTATCCGTCGGCGATTCGTGCCTTAAACATGGGCCCTGAGACTATTGTAGGACAATTACGTCAAGATGGAACCAAAGACTTCGTTACTGCAGAAATGGCCAAGGGAAAATCATTTGCGTCAGCTTGGGAAGGCATCTTTGGTAGTCTTGAATATTCCGCAGTGATGAACAAAGAAGTAGGGCGTGAGATCAACATCGACTGGGAAGGTGGTGGCTCAGATACGCTAAGTGCTGCACAAGTATATGATCTTATTTTTGAAAGTAATCAACCTTGGGTGCTGAGTGCGAATGGTACTATATTCACTTACGAAAACGAAGGTGTGATATCAGGACTGCTGGCTCGTTGGTACAAAGAACGTAAAGAAATGCAGGCCAAGCTGCGAGAATGTATCCAAGCAGGCAATAAGATTGAAGAAGAATACTGGGACAAGCGACAGTTGGTCAAGAAGATTCTGTTAAACAGTCTCTATGGTGCGATTTTAAATCCGGGCTGTAGGTTCTTCGATAACAGGATTGGTCAGAGCACCACACTAACTGGTCGACAAATTGCCAAACACATGGCATCAAAAGTTAATGAAATTATCACCGGAGAATATGACCACATTGGTCGAGCAGTGATCTACGGTGACACAGACTCTTGTTATTTTTCAGCGTATGCTACACTGAAAAAAGACATTGAGAAAGGATTGATTCCCTGGAATAGAGAATCAGTGATTGAACTTTATGATACCATAGGAGAAACTGTGAATGGCACATTTGTCAAATTCATGCAGGACGCATTTCATGTCCCTAGAACCAGAGCTGAGGTCATCAAAGCAGGTCGCGAAATTGTTGCAAGCAAAGGACTGTTTATCACTAAAAAGCGATATGCAGTACTCTACTACGACAAAGAAGGCAAACGTTCCGATACAGAAGGCAAACCGGGCAAGATCAAAGCCATGGGTCTTGACCTCAAACGTTCAGATACCCCGGTTGTTATACAAGACTTCTTGAGTGAGGTACTGACTAAAACACTAACTGGCGTGACCAAAGAAGAGATATTACAATATATCACTGATTTCCGCACAGAATTTAAAACTCGTCCGGGTTGGGAGAAAGGTTCACCTAAACGTGCTAATAACATCACAGAATATGCTGCCAAAGAAAAGAAAGCTGGCAAGACCAACATGCCTGGTCATGTCAGAGCTTCGTTGAATTGGAACACTTTGAAGCGTATGATGGACGACAAGTACTCAATGCAGGTAGTAGATGGCATGAAAGTGATTGTATGCAAGATCAAAGACAATCCTATGGGGTATACTTCTGTGGCCTATCCTGTGGATGAACTGAGATTACCACAGTGGTTCAAAGATCTGCCTTTCAACGATGCAGAAATGGAAACCACAGTGATAGATGAGAAGTTAGGAAACCTTATTGGTGTTTTGGAATGGGACATTAGTTCAACAAGGTCGGATAATACATTCAACAAACTGTTTGATTTTGAGTGATTTCTAGGTTGATTTTTTCTCAAGATCTAAATATAATCTTAATATACATGGAGAACCTCTAAATGAAAGATATACTACAAGACATCGTTAGCCACACACAGAACCTCGGCTTCTTGACCACAGTCAAAGTCACAGGCACAGACAAAGGCACAACTATTAACTCAATGGCCGATGACCGTTCAGTTATCATGGAGGCAGAAACTGCTAACCCATATTCAGATATGATTGGCGTATTTGGTATGCCGCAGCTAAACAAATTGAAATATTTGTTAGACGGCGATGTCTACAAAGACGATGCTAAAATTACTATTACCACAGCAGAACGCAATGGTGAAACCTTGCCTGTGGGTCTACACTTTGAAAACAAGGACAGAGACTTCAAGAACGATTATCGTTTTATGAATTCTGAGATCATCAACGAAAAGATGAAAACTGTTAAATTCCGCGGTGTTAAATGGGATGTTGAAGTCGAACCAACTGTTGAAGCAGTTAAGCGTTTCAACTTCCAGGCAGGTGCAAACTCAGAGCATCCTACATTCCTTGCTAAAACAGACGGAGGAAACTTAAAATTCATCTTCGGTGATGTCAGCACACACGGCGGTGAGTTTATTTTTGCACAAAATGTCGCAGGTAAATTAGATCGTGGTTGGACTTGGCCTGTTGCACAAATTTTAAGTATTCTTAAAATTGCCGATGTTAACAACACAAAGATGAGTTTGAGTAACGAAGGTGCTATTCAAATTACACTAGACAGCGGACTTGCTACCTACAAATATATCATTCCCGCACAAGCTGCCTAAATATGATCAAAGGTCTACAAGGTATTAGCGGGTTAACAGTACAAGGCGGCAATACTGCCCTACCGTATGTCGGCCCAAACATTCAAAATCCAATGACTGGAATGATGCGTATTAACGGTACAGAGATGGAAGTGTTTAACGGTAGCAGTTGGCTACAGCTATCTACTAGCTATGCTACAGTAGGCTTAGATCAGGATACACTAGACATAGTACAATGGGCACGTAAACGGCGTGATGAAGAATCAAAATGGTATTCCCTTGCATCATCCAATGAAGCAGTACGTATAGCATTAGAACAGTTAGAACAGGCAAAAACAAGATTAGAACTTACAGCAATTTTATCGAGAGATCATGAAACAACCAATTGACCTAACACCATTACAAAGAGACTATGCTGTATATCTACCAGCTATTAGTAGCTTCTATTCAACCTACGTTGCTAAACAACGTCTAGAAGAATTTGTACCCAATGATCGTATTCCTCAAGGATTTGATCGCGGCATCGAAGGAATGAACTTTCTAAATCCAGAACAAGGTTACTTCTACTACAAGTATGCTCTATATTCAGCAGGACATGCACAGTTAGATCTTGAAAAGAGCATGGATCAAGAGTCTATGATACAACAGCGTGATAGGTCAAAGACTATGATACTCGGTGATTCAGGTGGTTACCAGATTGGTAAAGGTGTGTTAAAGTTTGATTGGTTGAACTTCGAAGGCGCAGAAGCCAACAAGACTCGAAAAAAGATTCTTGAATGGCTTGAACTAACTGCTGACTGGTCAATGATGTTAGACGTTCCGACCTGGGCCTGCGATCATATTCACAGTCCAAAGACTGGATTAAAAACATTTGAAGACTGTCTAGAAAAAACCTGCTTCAATAATGACTACTTCCTGCAGAATCGTCTAGGTCAAACTAAATGGTTGAACGTGCTGCAAGGATCGGACTGGGATACTGCTGAGAAATGGTATGAGGGTGTAAAAAAGTTCAGTGATCCTACTGGCAAATACGCTGGCAAGGAAGCAGAAGGTTGGGCGTTTGGTGGTGCTAATATGTGTAAGATGGATATCACTCTCAAGCGTCTAATGACCATGCGTGATGAAGGCATGCTTACAGGAAAGAACTGGATTCACTTCTTGGGCACTGCACAGTTAGATTGGAGTTGTTACCTAACACAGATACAACGACAAATCCGCAAACACATCAACCCAGAACTCACAATCAGCTTTGATTGTGCATCACCGTTCATTGCCACTGCTCACGGACTTGTCTACACAAACGCACAACATACCAACAAGCGTTGGTCAGTTATCATGGACAAGGCTCCTGACAATAAATCTCTGTCAGGCAGCGATATTCCGTTTCCTTTTGAAAGTGAATTTTCTAGTAGATTAATCATGAAGGATATCGCTTATTATGATCACGGTGTTAGAAAGAGTGATCAAGAACTAGCAGGTAAGAAATTCGACCATTTGAACCCAGAACACTATCATACTGTGCCTAAACTAAACAAACTAGGCAAGATCCCAAATAAAACTAGTTGGGATAGTTTTGCCTACGCACTGATGATGGGTCATAACGTCGAATGTCATATCAAAGCAGTACAACGTGCTCAACAGTTAATGGATATTGAATGCACTAGATTTAATCCAGATTGGCGTACATGGGGTATTGAAGGCAAGAAAGAAATTGAATTCAGCGAATGGGTACCACGTAAGATTCTTTACTTTAATAACTTTGTCACTGAACTATTTGAAACTAAAACCAAAGCAGAAGCCTTTCAAATGATTGAGACTGCCGGACAGTTCCTAAAGAGTCTTGAGGGTGCAAGACTGCAAGGTGGGCCAGCTGCTAATGAATTCAACAAACTATTTGATTTCGACGATGGCAAAAAATCTGCAGAAATTGATTTTGCCAATCCAGACGATGATGATTTAAACAGTTTGATTGTAGAATAAGGAGACTGTATGTATCAACATAAAATAAAACATTTAGAAGAAGCTCATAGAGTGCTAGACAAACAGATAGACAGTATGGAGAAAACTGGTATCTATGATGATCTAAAAATAGAAGAATTGAAGAAACAAAGGTTGCATTTAAAGGATGAAATTGTTATACTTAAACACAAGCACGAAGCAATAATGCAAGAAGCACGGGCACAACAAGAAGCAAAACGAAATAGATCCTAATTATGAAATGTGATACATGCAAGCAGGAAATTATAGTTGATTGCGATTGGCAACAAGGTCGATGCCCTCACAGAACTCCAATGCTAATCGATTATCATTTTCGATATCTCAATCTATTCAACTCAATTAAAAACTGGTTTAAACGATGAAAAGAAATTATCAATCAGGCGAAACTGAAGCTATTACATTCTTTGTAGGTGTTGAAATTGAACATACACCTGCACATGGAATGCAAACTCTGTTTGTGGTCGGAGAACATGATCCGTACGTGATCATGGAACTAGCTCGAAATCATAAATGCGAACATATCTACTTTGGGGCTAATCAAAGTTTCAAAACTCGTGGCATCAACGATACAGAAACTTGGCGGCCGTGGGAAAATATGATCTATGTATGTCTCGATGCTGACGACGGATTCTGGTGTACACTAGATTTTGACGTCAGCGAAACAGAAGGACTTCTTGAAAGCGGTCTTGCTGAGAAGCGTAGATTTATTCCGCAGATAAGTGTAAAATTACCTTATCTAAATCAATTAGGCTATAATGCTACACTAAAGATCGACGACAAAGATTTTAACGCAACCAATCCTGGGGTATGGTGTCATAACTTACAGGACCTATTAGGAAGAGATCGCTTCACTAATTGGGATCAATATGGCAAGGACGAGATCATCAAATGAGTGGTGGATTATATCAAACTGCGTCGCGTCCAAAAAGACGTATTCCTAGAATTACTAGTTCTCGTCAACAATTATCACGTGCAAGACCATATTTAGAAGAAAAACCTATGAAACTAACATTCAAACAAAAAATCCGTAATTGGCTAATGAACGATGAAGAAGATAATTATCAAATTAATCCTCCCGACGAAGAAAATGGTCCAGACTTAAATTCTCAGAGCTTTCGACTAAATGTTTATAATGCCAGTGGTGGTACTATTGTAGAGACTACCAAATATGATCGCAAGAGCGATGAAAATAGACATAGCCTATACGTGGTCACTGCGGACAAAGATCTCGGAGAAGAATTAAGTAAAATCATTACCATGGAGCAACTACGATGATTATTCGACAAGACCACCGACCTAACAAAATGATTTGGACTACCTTTCAGAAGGAAGGTATGCACAAGTATCCGGCCGCACTAACAGATCCAGCACTTGCTACAGGTGATGAATATGATGTTAGTTTCTTAGGCTATCCACATCGTCACATCTTTCACTTTAAAGTGTGGATTAGTGTCACACACGATGACCGCGATATTGAGTTTATTCAGTTCAAACGATGGTTGCTAAATCTTTATAAAGATAGTATACTAGCATTAGACTACAAAAGTTGTGAAATGATATCAGGCGATTTGTATGATGTCATTAACAAGAAGTATCCAGGTCGCGAGATCTGGATTGAAGTCTCCGAAGATGGAGAAAACGGTTCATTCATCAAATATTAAGAGGAAATGATGATTAAAAACTATAGAGACTACAGGTACTTTGAAAATCGTCCTGACGTTGTGAAAGTGTGGGAAGACCTTGAGGCCTACCACGATTGGTGCAGATTTCAACTCTGCGATTTTAACCCCGCTGATCTCTATCGTAGAGATTCACAGAACTATGGCTCGTATCTTGCCAGCAGACGTCCGAGACGCCCGTACCAAGGTAATAGACCACAGTTTCAAAAGAGAGGCGTATAAATGGCACGAGTTTTCCTCGTCGATCTTGAATCAGTAGAAACACGATACACAGGTCAGTGGAAAACTCATGTGCCTAATCTTCTACGAAAGGCAGGACATGATGTCCACGTTATTTCAGGTCCTACTGATATCCCAAGTGCTACTACTCCTGGCGCTTTTCTCAATTTCGGTGGCACTAACATTTACAAGGCTGCACAAGTTGAAGAGATGGGTAGACTCTTCACCGGGGGTAAGGTACTTGCTGGTGACCATTTTATCTTTACAGATGCTTGGCATCCTGGTATCATCAACCTAAAGTATATGAGTGAGTTGCTGGGTATCCCTGTAACCACACATGGCCTATGGCATGCTGGCAGTTATGATCCTCAAGACTTTCTTGGACGATTAGTTGGTAAGAAGCCTTGGGTAAGATGCGCCGAGAAAAGTTTTTATCATGCGTTTGATCATAACTATTTTGCCACAGAGTTTCATGTACATATGTTTATGAAACAATTACTCAATGACGGATACACCATTGAGAATCCTTGGTGGCACGAAGATTGGCATGAACGCTATGACAGTGGCAAAATTGTCAAGACTGGATGGCCTATGGAGTATATGCACGATACTCTACTGATGTATAAGAATATGCCCAAGCGTGATCTTATTTTATTTCCGCATCGTATCGCTCCTGAGAAGCAGGTCGAAATCTTTCGTGATCTAAAAGAACACCTGCCACAATACGAGTTTGTAGTATGCCAGGATCAACAACTGACTAAGAACGAATATCACAATCTGTTAGGCGAAGCTAAGATGGTGTTTAGTGCTAATCTACAAGAAACACTAGGTATCAGTTGGTACGAAGGTGCTATTGTAGATGCGATACCATTAGTACCAGATAGACTCAGCTACAGCGAAATGGCTTTTGAAACATTTAAGTATCCTAGTCAATGGACTGAGAGTTATGATGCATACACAGTGTATCGTCCAAATCTATGTCGTTTAATTATAGAACACATGGCCAATTATAAAACACGTCTACCAATCCTAAATAAACAGGTAGATGCATTAAAAGAAAACTTTTTTAGTTGCAATCAGCTGTTAACGAAGTTAAAATAATTATATGTCATCCACGACATAAACTCGGAGAATATAAATTGGTGTATAATAAAGTATACGTAAGTAATGATGATGAAACAGGCCTAGACGCAATGGCAGGCGACGGTGGTTACTCAGAAGGATATCTTGGCGGTGTTATTCGTGCTAAAATGAAACGTGAAGGTAGACGCTTCTGGGCTGGAGACAACATCAGCGAATATATCAGCGATACAGTCAAAGAAAAACTTATCGACGAAGCTACCCTAGCATTTGAAGGTGTGCTAGATGCACTGCTAATTGATCGAGAAAACGATCCCAACTCAAAAGGCACAGCACGGCGACTGGCCAAAATGTATTTCAACGAAATAATGGCAGGAAGATATGAACCAGCACCAGACGCAACAGCATTCCCAAATGATTCAGCAAACCGTTACGAAGGCATGCTCGTGGTTAGAAGTGAGCTACGTAGTATTTGTAGTCACCATCACCAGCCTGTATCTGGGGTGGCTTATATTGGAATTATTGCGGCACAGAAACTTATTGGGTTAAGCAAGTATACAAGGATCGCTCAGTGGTGTGCCCGTCGAGGTACTCTACAGGAAGAACTCTGCAACGACATTACCAACGAGATCATGGCAGCAACTGGCAGCGAGAACGTCGGCGTGTATATTCAGGCAGTTCACGGATGCTGTGAGAATCGCGGTATTATGGCACATTCAAGTCTAACGCAGACCACTGTGTTACGAGGCGCTTTCAAAGACGACCCTAATACCAAGAAAGAGTTTATGGATAATATTAAACTGCAACAGGAGTTTGCACCACGATGATATACATTACAAACATAACCGGTGAAATTCAATTACCCTGGGAACCAGGATTGTTGGAGTGGTTACATGAAAATTATCCTGCTTCTAAATACTACATAAAGGAAATATAAATCATGCAAATGAGAGCCAAAGACGATCCTCAAGAAATTGGTAGTTGCGGTTGTGGTCGGTCACCTACGGGCAAATGTATTGGTTGGCATGGTCTTACAGAAGATATGTATAAACATCAGTTGATGCTGTACATGGAAGATCAATTGAGAGGCGACGACGAAGCAGATCACAAGAACATTATTCGAGGTCAACAATGACCACTGCAAAAGAACACACTGACAACTTGATGTTTCGTATGAAGAATCTACAGGAGTTTGTGGTAGAACGAGATTGGTGTGACATTCCTACAGGAGTTGTCAAGTTTAATATTCAGCATACGCAAGGTGAATTAGCAAGAATATTTGTACATGCTATTACACAAGAAGAAGCTGAACAGATGGTAGACGATTGGTTTGGTGAGGGAGAAGAATAATGTTGTTTGCTCTTGGATTGATTGTTGGTGCTATATTAGGCATTATAATCTGGATGTGGATCCGCGAACTATGACATTCTTTAAACCATTGCGTGATGATCTAATGGTGCAACAACAGGTAGACGATGATTGGCAGCATTTTGTTGGTGTAATCATGTTGAACCAAACTGGACGTAAAGCAGTAAAAACTACACTGCCAGAATTCCTATATTGGTTTCCCACAGCACTATCTTTGTTACACGCAGACGAAGAGTTTATCAAAAGCATTATCCAACCCTTGGGAATGATGAATGTCCGCTACAATCGATTGATT